CATCGGGTTTCCTTTCGTCTGGTGAGCGGGTCCGGGGCGACACTGCCGGCCCGGTGGAAGCCGGCCGCGGGGTGTTAATGCCGCGGCCGGCCAAGGGGGGTTAGAGGAGCTCGACGAACGGCGACAGCGTGCTGCTGGAGCCGTTCTGCGGGGTGATCGCGGACTGGATCCAGGGGCGGCCGTCGACCCGCTGGATGATCCGGAACGTGGTCCGGTCGGTGCCGAAGTTGTAGTCGGTCGACGAGTCGGCGGTCATGACCTGACGGTCGCCCACCAGGTAGTAGGACAGGTCGCAGAACGCGAGGTCGCCGCGGGAGCCGAGCGCGGCACCCTTCTCGGTGATGATCAGCGGGCGGCCGAAGATGCTCATCGGCGCCGGACCGGCCGCGTTCACGACGAACACGCTGTTGCCGCCGGTGCCGACGGTGAGGGACATCTGCAGCAGCTGCGGCAGGGCGTCCGGGGAGCACATCCACACGGCGCGCGACAGGGACGACGGCAGCATCCGCGCGTACATGGCGACGACGTCCGGGTATGTGATCTTCCCGGCGCCGCCGGAGCGGGACACGGTGACCGCGGCCGGGTTGGCGGCGCCTCGGAAGCCGAGGGGCTCACCCGTACCGCTGCCGCTCTGGAACGCGTTGTCCTCGGAGAAGGCGAGGGCCTGCGGCCACAGCGTCTCGATCAGCGCCGAGAAGGAGACGATGGAGTCCTGCAGCAGCTCGTTCGGGACGGCGCTGAGACCCGTGAGCTTCTTCGCGTCGAGGACGACGCGGCCGAACTTGGGGTTGGAGTCCTGGAGGGCGGCGCCTTCCTCACCCCAGTAGGCGATCATCCCGCCGAACACGGAGCCCTGGTTCGTGGTGGTGTCGATCATCGGGAACGGAACCCGAGCCGAGTCCATCGGGACCACGGTCGCGAGGGGGCGGACGACGGCCTGCTCCAGCGACAGCTGCAGCAGCTGGCTGCGGAGCGTCTCCGGGACCAGGAACCCACCGTCCGCCGGGGACACGGAGCCTGCGGCGTTGCGCAGGGCGTCCAGCTTGTCGGCGTCCGCCTTCGGGTTCTTGTGCCAGATGTTCCGGACGTAGTCGATCGCGTTGTCGAAGTGCTTGTCCACCGCCGCGCCCGGCGCGGCAGCGTTGTAGGCGGTGCCCTGACGGTGCGACGTCAGCATGCCCGTGGTGCGCTTCGCCTGCGGGTCGAGGTCGAGACGCTTGATGAACGCGCCCGCCTCCTTGTCCTTCACGTCGGCGCCGTGCTCACGGAGCATCGCAGCGAGGCCACGCTGCAGGCCCTCGTCGATCTGCCGCTGCAGCTCGGTGCCGTCGCCCTGCTGCCGGTTGGCGTACTCGGTGATGAAGCTCGTCAGATCCTCGGGAGAGGCGACGATGTCCTTCGCCTTGGCCGGGTCGCTGAGCATTTCCGCCAGCTCGGCGGCGTTGCTCGGGATGGTGGGTGTTGCCACTGCTGCCTCCTTCAGGCTGCTTCCGTCGCCGAGCGGGCCGCCGACGTGCTGTTGGTGAAGCGGGCCACGAGCGCGGCCCACGGGTCAGGTTCAGGCTGGGTGAGGTGGGCGACCAGGGCAGCCCACTCGTCTACGGGTTCGGCGGCAGGCTCGGGCTGGGCCGGCGGTTCGGCTACCGGCTCGGGCTCGGGTTCGATCGGGGCCGCTTCGGCGACGGGTTCGGCAGGGGCCGGGTCCTCAACGGGCTGGACTGCTGCGCGGAGTTGCGCGGCAACCTCTTCGCCGATCAGCGAGCGGATGTCCTCGGTGAGCCCGGTCTCGGCCTTCGGCTGCTCGCGGCGGGGGCCGGTGTAGCCGTAGGCGGCGAGGTCGAACGGGCGGGCCATGTCGGGCTCGTCTTCCTCGGCTGGCGCGGTGGGGTCGCCCTGCTTCGGCGTCTGCACGGCCTCGTCAGCCAGGCCCGCCGTGACGGCGTCCTCGGGCAGATACCAGGTCTCCGCGCGCATGAGGGCCCGCCACTGGTCGCGGGTGCCGCCCGCACGCTGCGCGTATGCGTCGGCGATGTTGTCGCTGATGAGGTCGAGGAGTTCGGCCATCTCCTGCATGTCGGCCGCGTTGCCCATGCACAGGCCGGACGCGTCGTGGATCATGAGCATGGTGTTCGGGGCCATCTCGATCCGGTCCCCGGCCATGGCGATGACGGAGGCGATGGAGGCGGCGATCCCGTCGACCTGCACCGTCACGTTCGCGGGGTGGGAGCGGAGCGCGTTGGCGATGGCGATGCCCTCGAACACGCTGCCACCAGGCGAGTTGATCCGAACCCGCAGGTTCGGCGCTGTCACGCCGCGCAGGTCCGCGATGAACTGGTCCGCGGTTGCGCCGAGCCAGCCGCCGACCTCGTCGTACAGCATGACCTCGGCCTCATCCTGCGAGGCTGCGTTGGTGATGCGGTACCAAGAGCGGGCCTCGACACCCAGCTGCGCGCGCTGCTTGGCGGCCTGCTCGCGCTGGCTGGCCATGAAGGAGGCCGCCTTACCAGGCAGCTGAATGTTCATGAGCCCTCTCCCTTACGGCCTCGCTTCACGACCTTGCAGCGACACGCGTTGCCGTACTGCGCGCCAATGCAGTTCACGTAGCCGGAGCCGCCCGGGTAGTCCTCGTAGGCCTGCTGCCGGTTCTTGTACGTCTTGCCGTTGTTGTCGCGGCACGGCTGACAGGTGTTGTCGTCATCGACCGCAACCGCGACCCACCGCTGCGCCGCCTCGATGTCCTCACCGAGCAGGCCAGCCACCGCGTCATCCCACGTGTTCGACGGTTCAGCAGCGGGTGCTGCTCCGTGGCCGGGTACGAGCGACTGCCAGCCCTCGGGGAGTTGGAAGCCGAGCATCGGCAGGATCAGCGGGCCCAGACTCGGGGCGCCGCGCACGATCCGCGACAGCAGGTCACGGTCCGCGTCGAACGGCAGCTCTGGCAGACCGACCGCCTGCGCGACGGCTTGCGGGTCGTAGCCCGCGGCGGCCAGGGACTGCGCCGCGTTGGACATAGCGGTCAGTCGGGCGATCTCCTGGTCGGGGTCCTCGGGGACGGGGTTGCAGTAGTCGAACTCCAGGCCCTGCGTGGTCGCACCGAAGAGCGGCAATAGTTCGTGGTTGAGCGCAGCCTTGATGCGTTCCAGGCGGGGAACGGTTTGCTGCTCCGCGAACCATGCCTTCGCGGCGAGGGCGGAGGCGCGGTTGATGTCCTCGAAGTCGCCGATGGCGGTCTTCGAGATGCCGTAGGCCTCACGGATACGGTCGGCGGTGGCGCCGCGGAGTTCCACGAACTGCATGTCGCGCTGGCTGATGGTGCGGTCAACCCACTTGCCGTGCTCCAGGATCGCCACGCGGTGGGCGTTGCCGACGCCGCGGTGCTGCTCGTTCCACCGGTCGCGGAGCTCGTCGAACTGGTCGTCGGACAGGGCGCTGGGGACCTCGATGATGCCGCCCGGCTGCGCACTGTTGACGAAGAACGCGCGGCTCCACTCGGCGGCGTACCGGGACGTGTCGAGGTCCGGGAGGATCGACAGCACCGGCGACAGACCGCGGTACGGGTCCAAGGGGTTCGGCCGGCGCAGCTGAATGACCTCGTCGAGCTCAAGCGGGATCTGCTCGCCGTCGGGGCTGGTGTACACGTACCCGGCGAGGAACGTCTCTCGGGACGGTACGGGCGTCATGCGGTCGGGGCGGACCGGCCACATCTCCAGCGGCAGCTTGACGCCCTTGGCACGGGAGATCACCCACCAGGCCTCGCCAGTGAGGTCGTGGTGCTGCTGGAACGTCTCGACGAACTCTTGCCGCGGCATAAACGGGTTCGGCCGGTTCCACAGGTCGAGCGCGGCATGGCTAGTGACCTCGACGCGGTCTTCCTTCTTGCCGCTCTTGGCCTTGCGGTACAGCTTCCAGTCCACCAGCGCGGTCGCGTTCGCTGTCCGGTCGACGATGGCGAAGAGGGTGCCTGTGGCGGTCATGGCCCGCATCTGGGCTTCTGCGCTGCGGCCGATACCGAACGCGCCGTGACGGCCGGTGGTGGCTCGGCCGGTGAAGGGAATCGGGGCTGACGCGGTGGCTGCGCGGTTGAACAGCGCGCCGAGGAGGGTCCGTGCCAACGCCCCTCCCTCCGCTTACTGGCCGGGCCTGTCCTCGTGGATCCGGAAGTTGAGGACGAAGCACCCTGCGCCTGCCGCCGCCAAGCCTGCTGCCACGCCCCACCAGAGCATGGCGGAACCCGACAAGAGGATGATCCCAGCCGTGTCAAGCAGAATCGGCGCCAACTTCCGCAACACTTGCATCGACCTGCGGAAACGCTCGTATCGGCTGGTCATCGTGGTCTCACTCTCGTCGCGGCGGCTTGTATCTTTACGACAGTCTCACAGCCAACGAACCCGCGGCCTGCCACGAACGTCCAATGCCGCCACCATGTACCGGGCCGCGTCACATGAGTGGTCGTTGGCCTTGACCGGTTCTTCCTTCAGCCCGCCGGCGTTGCCGGGCTTCACCGCCCACACGTAGCCGGCGACCTCTTCGGCGAGGCCGATCGGCAGGGAGGCGGCATCCATCTCCGCGTCTCGTTCGAGGAGCGCGCCACGGAACACGAACAGCCGGGCCTTGCCGTCCGGCTGGACCTTGAGCCGGGACTGCACGGCCTGGATGCCGTCGGAGACGCCCTTGTGCGCAGCCTGCGTCCCCATGCCCAACTTGCGTTCGAGGGTGGCCCGGTCTTCGGCGTCGTGGTCGGTGATGATCGCGCGTGGTCGCGGCTGGCCGGCGAGGAGCTTCTCCCGGATGACGTCGGCGTGATCCTCAACCAGCATCCGGGTCCGAACCCACTCGCGGATCAGGTACAGCCGGCCGTCCGGGTCCTCGGCCCACAGTTGGGCGACGAAGGGGTTGGTGAAGCCGAAGTCGACTGTGATCCACCTGGTCCAGGCGGCTGGCACGTCGAACGGCTCGACCACATGGACGGCGTCGGACCAGCCCTCGTAGACGAGCCCTTCCGCTGCAACCCACTTGCCCCAGCGCATGCGGTGGTATCGGGCGCCGGTGAGGGTGTCGAGCCGCGCCAGGTAGGTCTGGCCGTACTCGGTCCACTCACCGTCGTGGTAGAGGCGGGGGTTGTCCTCGTGGGTGCTGTACAGCAGGCGGCATCGGCCGGCGTCGGCGCGCTGCTTCAGGTGGTGCGTAGGCGGCCCGGGGTTGGTGGCCATGATCAAGCGCTGACGGGAGAGGACGCCGTTACGGAGGCGGGACACGATGGTGTCGAGGTCTTCGTCGGTGACCTCGATCGCTTCGTCCACGAACGCAAGGTCGAATTCGGTACTGAGTAGGCGCGTCGCGCGGTCGAGGCCGCCCATGATGATGACGCTGCCGTTGGCGTACTTGTAGCTGGGGGGCTCTTGCGCGCTGCCGCCGTAGAACCGGAGCAGCCCGGCCTCGATGGCCTCCTTCGCAACTTTCTCCCGGAAGGTCACCAAGGTCGAGGCAGTCAGTGAGGCGTGCGTCTTACGGACAATGAGCGCGCGCACCTTCGGCTTGGAGAGGCAGGCAAGGTGTAGGTACATGAGCGCGCCGACGGACTTGCCGGTGCCAGCGGCGCCGCTGAGGAGGATCTCGTTCTCGGTGGACTGGAAGAGCTCCTTCACGGCGCCGCGTGGTTCGTAGCGGACGACGACGTCATTCACGGTGGCGCTCCAGGTAGAGGGCTGCCGCGCGCAGGCGTCCGGGGTCGTCCCGCATCAGGCCGAGCGCTGTGTTGCAGTTGCCGCAGATGAGGGCACGAATGCATCCGCCGCAGCTCTTACCCTTCTCCGGGCAGCAGGCGTGATCGTGGTCGATGTGAAGAACTTCTGGCATGTCGCCGCAGACTGCACACGCCCCACTCTGTGCTGCCGCCATCTCCTCGTAGCGGGTGAGGGTGATTCCAAAGTTCTCAACGAGCTTTCGGTTTCGCATGCACCGCTTGCAGCGTGGGTTGAGGCCGTCAGCGCACGTCTTCGACGCCTGGTAGTTGTCCAGGGTCTTCCACTGCTGACAGAGCCTGCAAAGCTTGCGCCCCTGGCTGTCGCGGATCACGGTGGAGACGTACTTCCGGATCTCCGAAGCGCCCGCGGAGCCCGTCTTCTTCACACGAAGGTAGTGCGTGTAGCAGTAGCCGCCTGTGTTGTGCTTTCGTCCGCAGCCCTCGACCGAGCAGACGCGCGGAGGACGATCTGGGAGCCCTGTACGACGCAGTTGGGCATAGTGGGTATCGCACAGCCCCCGGCACTTGTGGGGCCTGCCGCATCCATCCTGAGAACAGGTACGCTCGCTCACGTCGACTCCTAGACAGTCGGCCATGCCCCGGGACGGTTGCCGCCGTCGCCGGGGTCCTCTGTTGCTCATGATTCTACCGTTTCCGCAGCTCAACCGCCCTGCTCCTGGTGCGAGTTGAGCCCTCATGCAAGGCTCTCCGGGTCCACTCCGACCAGCTCGTACTTCACGCCGCCGCTGATCTCGGTCTTGGCCGGCTGTTTCAGGCCGTGCAGGTTCTGGTACTGGTCCCGGATCCTGAGCGCGGTCTGGATCGCCTGCAGGCGGGGTCCGTCGTCGAGGAGCGGTTCGCCGTCGTCGCCGTAGACGACCCGGCCGTGGGAGACCATGACGTGGTTCCGTTCGAGGATCTCCATCGCCATGACGTACAGCTGGTCGAGCTGCTCGGACTCGGTCTGGATGAGCTTGTCGACGGCCGGCTTGAGGACGTCGCGTTTGGCGCGTTGGACGGCGCGCCAGGCTTCGCCGCGGTCGTAGAACCCGAAGCGGTCGGCCAACTCCTGGAAGCGGGTGCCGGGGTTGTCGGCGAGGTACTGAGCTGCGGCGGCGTCCCTCTCGACGGTCTTCATGGACCGCTGGAACTTGCCGTTGCCGTCTCGTGGCCGGTCGGTGGGGTGGTATTCGGGGGTGTCGTTGCTGGCGGTCACGAGGCCCCTTCCCTGTTGCTCGCGTGTTACCTGTTGGGCGTGGTTTGATGGTAACGATGCGTGCAACCGGGGTGGCGGCTGAGGGCGCGCGCAGGGAGAAGCCCCCGTCTCTGTCTGGGCGTCAGGGTCGGGGGCTTCGGCCATGCAGGGGTCAGGCGCTAACGGCGCGCATGCGGTCGAGTAGCGCGGCTGCTACGTCCGGCCCTGTGCCGCCTGGGGCGTCAACCTCAATTGGCGTCGCCCACCCGCGAACGAAGACTGAGACTGACAGGTAGTTGTCCTGTACCGCCTGGATATCGGCGACGCGAACGCACGAGGTTCCGTCGACCCAGACGAATCCTGGGGGAGCCTCTGGCAGGGATCCGAAGTCGGTGTCGGCCATGGGGTCCATCCTGTCGTGTCGGGCGGTCAGGCGGCGGTGGGCTGGGCCAGACTGACGCCAGCAGCGTCGAGCAGCGCTGAGCGGACCTCACTTGTGGTACGCCCGGGTTCGGACTCCCAGTCGAGGAGCATGCCCTCCAGGTGCTGTTCGAGGAGCAGGCTCATGAGGCCGTGGACGTCTTGGGGGTGCTCGCCGTGTTCGGGGCCGGTCTTCTGGGCGGCGACCTTGAGGTGCGCCCACAGGTGCAGGTGGGTGTCTGGGCCGCAGGGTTCCCAGCCGAGATAGCTGATGAGGTAGGCGGCGTACTGCAGGCCTTCGATCGCAGCGTGGCGGAGCGGGCTCACGACTGGGGTCCTTTCGTGGCGGTGGGTTGAGCGTATGGCGGGGGTCAAACGGCAGGCTGTGCGCTTAGTTCACAGCGCTTTCCGCTTGTGTTCAGTGAACGGGCTGCAGCAGGTGGTCGATCTCCGCGACCAACTGCACGTAGTGCGGGCCGGGCACATCCAGCAGCTCACCAGCCCCCTGCGGGAAGCCGGGCGGGCGGATCTCCCACCGGAACCCCTCCTCGGTCGGCCACACGTACAGGCGGTCCCCCCGCTTCGCCGCAGCCTGCTGCGCGCCAGCCTCGATCGGGATGTAGACCTCGATGTAGTCGCAGGTAGCAATCGCGGTCCAGCCGAGCCGGTGCAGGTGGTTGGTGACGCGGGCCGTGTAGTCGGGGGCGAGGACGGTCACTGGATGGCTCCCTTTCGGCGGTCGATCTCGTCGCTGGTCCGGTCGGCGTAGTCGGCGTGGAACTCGACCACGGAGGGGCTGCACATGTCGTAGCGGGGGTCGATCAACCGCAGGCAAGCGGCGCGTTCGTCTTCGAGTCCACGGGTGGACATGTCGGCGAGGTGTTCGGAACGGGGCATGACGGGCTCCTAGGCGGCGAGGGCGTCGGCGAGGATCTGGACGCGGGTGGTGGCGGGGCAGTCGACGGGGTAGAGGACGGTGACCGTGGCGAGGCCGTGGGCCGGGCGGCGGTCCTGCTCGTCGGTGGCCGGCCGCTCGACCACGTAGGCGGTGCGGTGAACCGTGTAGGAGACGAGGCGGTCCAGCCGGAAGGAGCGGGATTCCTGGCTGTCGCGGTCCATGCCCTTCAGGAGGATGTCGCCGGCGGCGCTGACCACGATGTCGTAGAGCTCCACCGTGCGGATGGTCTCCGACCCGTCGGCCTTCACGTAGGTGATCGTCACCGGCTGCTGCTTGTCGAGGGCGGTGATGAGGCGGGCGAGGGTCTGGTGCTGGGTCTCGGTCTTGGTGTGCCTCATCGGATCCCCCTCGGTGCCGTTCACCCTGTTAGCGGGTGGCTTGCCACCTCCAATATGGCACACCCTTTGACGGGTGGCAAGCCACCTGAGAGGATTACTCCATGGCCAACGCCCACAAGCACCGACAGCGCGTCATCCGAGGCGCACCCGACGACCTCTGGGACGACCTCGACACCGCAGCGAAGGCAGTCGGCAGCGACCGGTCCGCTATCACCCGCGAGTTCTGGGAATGGTTCGTCGGACGTCCAGGCGCGCGCGTGCCAGAGCGCCCGGTGAGCAGCGAGGAGAAGACCGCATGAGCGAACCGCAGTACCGCTACCCGCACCCGCTCAAGCCCCACGACGACATCGTCTTCGTACAGTGGCACGTCGCCTCCCACACGGAGATGGACGCCGGCTCGGTGTCGCCGTTGGCAGCAGAGACGTGGGACGAGGCCACTCTGGAAGAACGCGAACGCTGGGTAGAGAGGACGCGCGCAAGCGTCGCGGATATGGCCAGCGAGAAGGCCGGGCGTCCCATCGATGTCGGTGAGGTGAGCTACACGGTGCATAGGGGCGGCGCGGGCCCGGTGCGCTCGGACGAGGAGCCCACGTGAGCGAGCCCGACTACATCGTCATCCGACCCGCTCCCGACCTGCCGCCCGGCTTCCTGCCGGAGCGCGAGAACGGCCGCTGGTACGACCGGGCCAGCATGCCGCAGGCCAGCGCGGAAGCCAGCCTCAACGCGTTCATCAAGTATGGCGGCGGAGTCGCTGTAGCGACCGGTCGATTCGAGGTACGCGACTACGACGGCGCCGTAGCCGAGGTGTACGAGGTCCGACCGTAAAGCGCGCCCACCGCATGACAACGGCCCCGCCCGGACAATCCGGAGCGGGGCCGCTGCACGTCCAGGTGTCAGCCGGGGTAGTCGTCGCCGAGTACCTCACGGCGTGCCTTGTCGGCCTTCTCGTTCAGGGCGTTCGTGGCCCGCATCGCAGCGATCGTGAACGCGATACCCAGTACGGCGAGGACGACTTGCACGATGGTGCTGACGATGTGGATGTCTTTGGTGGCTTCGGCCACGATCAGGGCGATGATGCCGCCGCACAGCCACGCGAACCAGATCCGGAACTTCTCAACGCGGACGGCTG